GGCAGGGCCATGCTCTCGCCGATGGCGACCAGCTCGTCGTAGGTGGCCTTGAGCTTCTTGTCCTTCTGGACCTCATCGTAGGTCTTGCCCATGGCCTCCAGCGCCTTGGTGTGGGCGCGGGCCTGCTCAGTGGTCTTGCCAAGGGACTTGGCCGTCTCCGCCAGACCCTGGTCGTACTCGTATAGCTCCCGGGCGATGGACAGGAATTTATTGACCACGGCGGCCCCGGCGATCGCCTTGAGCACGCCCTGCACGGTTTTCAGGGCGTTGGACAGGCCATCCACCGCAGAAGAAGCCTTGTCGGCACTTTCGCCGGTCTGGTCGATCTGCTCCGACGCGCCGGACAGACCTTCCTTCGCCTCGGACGCGCTCCTGCTCACGTCGGACAATTTGTTCGCGGCAGATGACGCGCTTTCGCCAGCACTGGACAGCCCGGAGCCCGCCTGGGAGGCGTTCCCGCCCAGCGCGGACAGCAGCTTCCCAAGGGCCGACGCGGCCCTGGAGCCGCCGTCGGCCTCCTCGGAAAAGCGGCGTGTGTTGTCCGCAAGGCCCTCCACGTCGCCGGAGGACTGTCCGGCAGCCTGGGCCTGGGACTGTACATTGGACACGAAGCCCTGCATCTTTTCGGTCGCCTGGGTCAGCACCTGGGCCAGATTCCTTACGATGCTGTCCAGCTCCGTCAGCATGGATTCGATCTGGCCGGCGCCGCTGTCGTCCACGTCAAAGCCAAAGCCTACCAGATAATCCTTGATGGTATCGGACATCGTATCACCTCACTCATATAGCGTCCGGCTTTGCCGGACTGGGGGCGAAAGCGCAGCACGCAGTGCAAGTCTCGCCCGAAACCCGCGGGCCGCCGTAAGGCGAGCACGCGGGGCGACATCATAAATTCCGCCGCATATCCAGCATCTCCTGATGACGCCTCTCGTTTTCGGCCTTTACGGCCATCATCTCATGTACGTCCAGGAGGTCGTCGAGCGTGTAGGTCCCGTCCCACAGCTCATGCTGCTTCCAGATCCCGGCAGCCACCGGGGCGAACAGGTACGGGTCGTAGTTCGCTGGCTCGGCCACGATCCAGTCTATTTCTGAAACAGGCTCGAAAGCGAGCTGTTCCCGTCGAAAAAACCCGAGGCGCCCCACTTGATCGCCTCGAAGCACAGCATGACCGTCGCAACGGGATCATACTCGATGTCCTCGACGCCGTAGTGCCCCGTCTCGTCGATGACGGGCTGCCTGCCGGCGGGAAGGTCGGCGTAGCAGACGCGCAGGCACTTGTCCACCAGGGCGTCGATATCCTCATCCGTCAGGTGGCCGAGAATGGCGAATACCGCGTCATAGGTGCCCATTGCGGACGGGCCGTCCTTCTGCTCGGCCAGCAGGGGAATGAGGGGCTGGGCCTTCGCCATGATCAGGCGGGCCAGCTTCAGCCCCGTCCTGGCGTCAAACTTCTGGATGATGTAGTCCTGATCCTTGATGGTCACCCGGTTGAATAGCTCGGTATTGGACACGGTTAAAATCTCCTTTCAGTCGAATATCAGAGTTGAGAGCGGCCGCTTCAAAGCTCCACTCTCAACTCTGCGCTCAGCGCTTAGCCGACGATCCGTGCGGCCATCAGGTTCCAGGTCACCTGCTGACCTGCGGCCTGGAAGGCGGCGTCCGCCCGCTTCTGGGGGCTGATGCCGGAGATGTTGATGGTCTCGCCAAAGGCGGGGAAGTTCAGCACCGCGGTGGTGGTGGCCCACTGCTCCGTAGGCGCGGAGACCTTGTAGGCCAGCCACTTCTTCAGCCAGCGATGGGCGGGGCTGGTCTGCTGCAGCGCGATGGCAATGGTGCCGTTTTCGGTCACCACCTTGGAGATCATGGTGGAGCCGTCCGCTGCCACGTCGTGCTGGGTCATGTCGTTGGCCCGGGCGATGGAGATGGAGCCGACACCCTCGCCGGTAATGGTCAGCTTGCCCACCTGGGGATCGGAGATGACCATGGAGACATCGGCAAAGCTATAGGTCGTAATCGCCATATTATTGTCCTCCCTTCATTACTGCACGTTGACCTTGATGGTCACGGAGTGGATCGCGCCAGCCAGGTTGACGCAGGCGTAGATCGGCGGGCAGATGCGCAGAGCACGGTTCGCTGCGCTCTGCTCGGTCACTGGCTCCGCCTGTACCAGGTAGCCGCCCTCCAGCATGTCGCCGGTCTCCAGGTCCAGCACGGACGCCTGCTCCCAGACGCCGGGAGCCAGGAAGCCGCGACGCAGGGCGCCCTCGCAGGCCTCGTTGCAGGCCACGACGAACTGAAGCGCGCCGGCGTTGGTGTAGGGCACCTTGGTGCGGGTCTTCGCCAGCACGTCCATGCAGGCGATCTGCATGTCGTTGGCCAGCTGATCCAGACCGATCACCTCGTCAAACCAAGTGCCGTTCGCGGTGACGCCGGTCTCCAGCACGATGTAGGAACCGCGGCTGACGTAGTAGTTGGCGTTCTTGGCCTTGAGGTTGGCCACGTCGGTCTCGGACAGGTCGTCGGGGGTGACGCCCGCCAGGGTCTTGTAGGCCATGGTGTAGGCGCTGCCGGCGGTGCCGTCGTTCGCGCCCATGGCGAAGCCCATCGCGGCCGCGCCCGCGTACTTCGTGGCGGAGTACAGCCCGAAGGTGCGCTTGAAGCTCTGGCCCTTCAGCACAGAGAACACGTCCGTGGTGGCGGTGGTCAGGTCAGCGGCAGTGCTGTCCTCAAAGAAATAGGACGCGATGACGGTCTCGACGTAGGCCGCGATCGCCTGGTGCTCGGCAGTGGTCAGCGCCGTGGCGGACGCGACATACACGCCGTACCACTGGCCATTCTTCTGCCTGCAGGCGGTGATGGCGTCCACCCAGCTCTCATTCGCGCCGTCGGCGGTGTTCTTCACGCCGATGACGACCTTCTGCGGGGCGGGATTCTGGGCAAAGTACTTGGTCGCGGCCAGGTACTCCGGGTCGGTGGTCAGGAAGCCATCGTCGATCATGGATTCCAGGCTGGAATAGACCTTGCAGCGATCAGCCACGGTGATGTGGTTGGAAACGCCGACGATCAAGCCGACATTGAAGCCCTCCCGGGGAGTGGCGGCGCCGGCAGTGGATACGACGACATTCACGATGTCGTCAATCTTGAGCTTGGACATAGTGGGTTACCTCCTTATCCGTTTTGGACATTGATGTTGGGCGCGGTGTCGATGAAGTCTTCCGGGTATTCCCTGGTCACGAGCTGGTAGAAGTCGGCTTCGAGGTCGCAGCGTTCCCACCACTCGCCGGTCTCGTCCTGTTCAGGAACGCGGACCGGGTCGCGCAGATGCGGCTGTATGGCCACGTTGTGGGCTTTCAGCATCGAATGCACGGCGTCGCGCACAATGCCGATTCTGATGGTGTCCGCGTCGTTATCCGAGTCGGGCCCATAGCATACCCACACGATACGGTGGCTGCGGTGGTAGCGCACGACTTCCTTTTGCGTGTCGGTTTCGGGGTCATAGACATGATCGATGTCATGCACCGAGCCGTAGGAATCGTAGCCAGGGGAAATCCGGAGGAACACGACGTTCTCGTCGCGCCCCCAATTGCTGTTGCCGGTTTCGCTGGTGGGCCAGCTTATCCGGACGCGCTTGTGTACGGCCTCATCCTCGCTGTCGGGGTCGAGGCCCAGGCAAAGGACGGTTGCCCGCCAGAACAGGTCTTCCAACTGTCTCTGCGTCATGGCCGTCACCTCTTCTGCGCATAGGCCACGCAGTAGCCGTAATCATCCCAGCGGTCCACCCGGATGATCTTGTAGGCCTCGTCGTGCCAGGTCACATCATCGGCGATTTCCTCGTCTTCGGTCAGGTGGAGCATGGCCTGGGTGTAGATGGCGACGATGCCCTTGCGCCGTTCGCCCTCCGGGAAGAACTGCAGCTCTTCCGAGGACGGCGGCTGTATGACGCCGATGGCCGTGAAGGTCGTGTCCTCGACCACTTCCATGCGGCCTGACTGCCATTTGCCCGTCCTGCGGCGCACGGTGAATTCCTGCGCGCCGAGATCAGGGTCAACCAGCAGCTCGGTCACATCGGGAGACAGAGCCATTCAAATCACCTCCCATCTCGTGCGCGGGAAGCGCGCGCGATTCCTATTTTTGCTCGATAACGTGAGTGATGGAAGATCGCAGGCTGCCGGTGTCGATCAGCGGCGTTGAGCTGCCCTTGCCCTTCACCTTTACCGGTCTGCCGGAAACCCGGTTGCGCATCCAGCCGCCCTCAACGGTGATCGGCGCGTTGGGGGCAAAGTGCCCGCCGGTAAAGTACTCCTTTGCGGCGTTCTCGCCGTACAAGCCGGCCTTGTCCAGCTCATCCATGGCTTCGCCGGTATTGCCGCTTACGGCAGCTTCTACGGCGGCCTTCATGCGCTGGGCAATGTCCTCCTTGGCTTGTTCTATCGCGGGCTCCAGGAAAGGCCGCGGGGGAATGTGGTTGACGGGGCTGCCGTTGGAATGGAGAAAGGCAAGCTCGGCATTGGTAAGATCGTCGCTGCCGCCGCTGGCCGCCGGGATGCCGATGAGCACGCGGCTGTTCTTCAGGAAGGCCAGAGCGTCCCGAAGGGCGTTCAGTCCCGGCCCGGAGGCCTTGATGTTGACCATGGGAAAAATCTCCTTTCGGGTACAAGCGTCCGGCTTTGCCGGACTGAGGGCGAAAGCGCAGCGGCAAAGCTGCAAGCCTCGCCCGAAACCCGCGGCCGAGGCGAAGCCGACAGACGCGGGGCGTCAACAAAAAAAACAGCTCACATGCGTGAACTGCTTTTTTCGGATAGCTGGACTGTGTCAGTCTTCGAAATAATCGTCCGGCTGATGATCCTGGCAAAGAGAACCGGCAAGGATAACGACATTCTCGTAGTTGACGTCCTCACCCTCATCGATGAAGTCGATCACCTGCTGCATGTCCTCTGGATAATCGCAAACCATGGAATAGATGCACAGATGAAACTCGTCGTCGGTCGAAATGGTGTCCAGCTTTTCATGCAGCAGGTCCTCCAACGCTTCCAGGTCGGGCTGATGATCGTTCTGCATCATTTTTTCCTCCTCTTCGAAAGGGCTCTGATGGGCGTTTTGCCGAGAATCTCATATTCGTTGAAGTCGTAGATCATCACATTGTATACATGGTTGCGTATAGCCTTTGAGATGATACCCGGCCTGACAGGATTCTTGTCGATCCAGGTATTCAGCTCATGCCGAACCATCTCCCGCTCAGCAAGGCTGATTCTCGGCTTGGAAAGG